ATATGTGGAATAGAGGTGGAGCATATACGTGGGGTAGTGGACAATCATGGTGGCAACGTGGTGTTAGTGGTATAACTGACCGCATGAGTCCTATGACTTCAATGTGGGGTGGTAGCTGGTCTACCGGTCATTCTACTGATGCTGGTCGTATGCTTAGACATAAGAGACATTTAGATTCTCTATGTAAAGTTGTAGACCCAACAGTAAAACATACTTTAGACTTTGCTTACGAGAATGGTAGGAACTATTCCAATATAGCCAATGGGCGTATTGTTATAGATGGTAGTCTTATTAAGGATAGTGATGATAACTTAGATATATGTGCAGGATTGTCTATACATGAAAAGTTACATCTTATTCATACTCAACCCTGTAAGGATTGGGAAAAAGAGTATCAGTTAGAGCATCATCTTACTATGCCTGAACAGAAACTATTACATAATATCGTAAACATAATAGAAGATGAGTATATAGAAAAGCAGTTATCTAAAGACTGTGCAGGTTTTGTTAGTTATATAGATAAGGTAAAAGAACATTTCTTTGAGAAGAATAAAGACCTTATATCAAAACCACATAAAGATGAGTTCTTAGATGTTATCAATACATTGTTAGCATTTGTAAGATACCCAGCCTCTATTGATAAAGATAGAAGGAAGCGTCATGCTAAGCATATAAGATATTTTGCTAAAGCATTACAACATGGTCTTGATGATAGAGACTCTACATATAAAGCGTTTAGTTCTATATTTCAGTATATGAAAGCTCTATGTGAAGAGTTAGCACCTGATGATGAAGAGGCTATGAAAGATAAACTCGAAAGTGCTATGAAAGAGATAGAAGATAGATTGGGTGATATGCTTTCTAAAGATGAGATGGATAAAGTCCGTGAACAAATGAAGAAGGACTTAGTTAGAGATATGATGAAGAAAGGTAGTCCTCTACAAAGGGCTATGTATGATGATGGTCATATGGATAGTATAGAAGGAATGGCTGACTATACTAAAGAATTAGAATCTGAGTTAGATAAAGCATTAGCTGACGCTATCAAAGAGTTAGAAGATAGTGATTATCATGAGACTACTTTAGGTAAGGATAAAGTATTATATCCTAAACAAACTAAAGTTACATGGAGGACTGCTATGCCTAACGAACATGAAAAGGGAGTATATAAAACTGAAGTTAAACAGATGAAGCCCGTGATTAACTCTTTAAAGAAGAAGATTAATCTATATGGTAACACACAGAAGTATACCATAAGGAATCAAAAGAGAGGTAAGCTCGATAAAAGAGTATTACATCGTATACCTATGGGTTCACGTGAACTATTTAAGTGTGACTTTAGTAAAGAAGATAAACCTTTAGATATATGTATACTCGTAGATGAATCGGGTAGTATGAATAGTGGTTGGCGTATGACTCATGCAAGGCAATCCGCTATCGCTATCAAAGAAGCTTTAGCTGATAACCCTAAGCTCAACCTATGGGTATATGGACATACTGCTGATGGATATGATGATTGGCATAGTGATAAAGGTTCTACTAATATGACACAATATTGGGGACCATCAATGAAAGATAGGCCAATGGCTATGGGTGGTATGAAAGCTCGATTTGAAAATAGAGATGGTAATGCTATATGGTCCTGTGCTGACAAAGTATCTAAAGAAAGTGACCAACCTATGTCTAATAAACTAATGATAGTTCTATCTGATGGACAACCAGCCGCACATAGATATGGCGGTGACGGGGCACGTAGGCACGTTAAAGGTATAGTTCGAGAGTTAGAAAGTAAAGGATGGAGTATCATACAGATAGGGTTTGGTGGTGCTACTGACTACTATATGGATAAGATGTTTAATAACTACATGCATATTAGTGACACTAAGGATATACCAAACAAGTTAAGTAAAGTGATGAAAAGAGTGATGAAACTATGAATGAAGAACAACTAAAAGATAGAATCTATGAAATATGCGAGATAATACATATGCAACTACCCTTAAGATATCAAGATAGATGGGTAGAGAGACAGGTGGAGGATGGATTATTTAAAAAGTATAGTGAATAGACTCAAGGATATATGGAGTAATCCACGTGACATAAACGAAGCTGAATGGTATATACTATTTGGTGTGTTCGTTATGATATGGATGTGGTTATTAATCCTTATGTCCCCCTAACGTGATAGGATAGAAGTGACAAACCTCTTTATTAGCTCATTGTTGTTACCTCTCGTTGCTTCTATCCCACGAAATGTGGTAGAGACTTGAATACATACGCCCTAAAGTCGCTAAGTAAAAGATATAACTGAGCCATATGGCCACGCCCTTGATAACATCAAGCAACATAGGGAGAGTAGGACTAATGGCCCAAACAGCTGAGATATACATCCGGAACCTTGAAAAATAGGAACTCAGGATACACATCTCTGGAAAACTGTTATATCTATGTATAACCGTCGTTGGACAAGAATGGATACAGCTAACGTAGAGCACGAGACTACGTCGATACGCAAGTTTATACATATAGTAGGTGGGTAGACGATATGGTGCTACCCATTAAGAGAACCAAGCTTAGGAGATATATCGAGAACGTCGCATAGCGATGAAAGATATATAGCTAATCATTATGCACTACCTTTGCGTCAAGCGAACCTATTAAACATACCCCTGTAAATCTATCGTGACTCTTTTGTCAGATGAGTTTGGTCAAGTAGGCAAATCAGCCGAAAGGTATATACTTAGTTTTGTTTAGGGTTATATCTCTCTCTACCACAACCTTTAAATAGAAATATCAATTATTATGATATGTCATTGGAGGAATATGAAAATGATAAGAGAAATATTAGTAGGATTGGACAGGCGATTTGGTCGCAGTCAGAAGAAGATGGTCCTTAGACCAAGAATGTATAAAAGAAAAGGTGAGAAAGATGGCAACGAATAGATTAGAAGCAACGCATATGATTCAGATTATGTTAAAGTGGCAGTCACCCTATATAGCAAAACAAATGCTTATAGATATGGACATGGAGATAGCAGATACAACTGATAATGAATCATTAAAAGAAAGTATAAAGATGGTATTAGCTTTGATAGACGAAGCTCAAACACAAGTAACGTGGAGATATCCCGAAGCAGTAGACGTTACAGCTGACGCTGAGGATGAGAAAACAGAAGAAGAAGAAGAGTTACCTGATTCAAATAAATATAGAGACGATGGATATGCATCAGAAGATATGGAACAGCGTAAGACTGATATGACTAAGAGATTGAACCATAGCTTACAAAGAGCATATGAACCGTCGAAGTAGTGTGATAGATAGATATTGTAAAATGTGTGGTAAACGTATATCATTAGCAGAAGCAGACTTATATGGAGGGTGTTGTAACTTATGTTCTTTACGAGTCTTATAGATTTATTTCTAAGACCACCTGATAGAGATAGTAAGAAAGATGTTAATAGCATTGGAACAGCCATTGTATATATAACATACTTCACTATTATGCTCTTCTTAGCATTAAGCGTTATTTAGCAAAGCTTTATATATCTCCCCTATAAGATATATATTAAGCATATCTTAATAGAGCATCCTCTATTAGGAAATGTCTTTAATAATTTAGCGTAGTGATGCTATATGGCTAAGAAAAGAGATACAGGAAAGAACTTTGAAAGTGAAATAAGAAGAAGCTTAAAATCATCTAAACATATATGGTGGTTTAGGATACAAGATACTAATGACATCAATAGATTTGTTAAACAAGCCGTCGCTGAGAAGCAACCAGCCGATTTCTTTACAGTATATAGAGGTAGACCAATTATGTTGGAGGCTAAAACTTCTCGGAACCTTACTTCTTTTCCTTTATATTATGGTAGTGGCCGTTCTATCGCTACTCATCAGATAAGAGAGGGAGAGCAGTTAGTAAGGAAAGGTGGTTTAAGCTTTATATTAATACGAAGAGAAGAGTATAGAAATAAAAAATGTTATGCTATAACGCCAAGTCAAGCGAAATATTTATATAGTAAGGCATACGGAAAGAAGAGTATAAAGTGGGAATGGTTTGATAAACACGCTGTATGCGTGGATAGATTGAAAGCCCCGCTGAGGTGGAACATACAGAAATTGTATGAAGAAGTAATATGAAAAAAAGAGCAACAAAGATACCATACGAGGGATATACCCTACCCCCATCCGCTGAGAAGGGTGGACAGTTTATAGACTTTAATGAACCATATAAATCAAAGGTTCCTATTAAGAGAGTCGTAAAGAGGAAGAGATGACCCTATCTGAATGGATACTGTTTATCGCTGTGATAGATGGACCATTGATAGCAGTCGTGTATATGATATGGAAAAGATTAAAGATAGAAATAAGAATGAAAGATGAAAGCTAAACGATTAGAATGTATATACTGTCACATGGTAGCTATATGGACAGTTAGATTTGAGACATATGTATGTGATGATTGTTATAAAAAAAATCAAGAGGAAAAGAAAAATGAAATGCTTAAACAAAAAGTGTAAAGAGAATTTATATGATTGGAAACCATATGAACCAAGAAACTGTCCCTACTGTGGACTGAGACAAATACAGATACCTGATTAAAATGAAAGAGATAATGAAGAGATATAGCACTACATTCTTTGAGTGTATGGATGCATGGCCCGATGAGATAAAAGAAGATATATATAAATTATATGCTTACTTAAGAGTATGTGACGAGATGGTAGAAGGTGCTGAACTTAAAGATTTTAAACAATGGAGGGAAGTAATAGAACAATTCTATGAAGTTAGTGATAAGTATCAGTTCAAGGGTGAATGGTTATCAGATTTCCATGTAGCGATGTATACAGATTTAGTTAAGAAAGAACATACTGTGAAGTCTATGCTTGAGTATTGTAAAGGTTCAGCTGAGTCAGTAGGTGTAATGATGGCATCTATATTAGGTTGTGACCCACGAGCTGAGAGACATGCAAGGGCTTTAGGTAGAGCATATCAAATAATAAACTTTGTTAGAGACTATGAAGAAGATATAGCTAATGGATACCACTATATTACTGATGACTTTACTTTATATATTAAATTGTTTATGGAAGATTTACAGATAGGCGTAGAAGGACTACACTTCATACCTGAAGACTTACGTGGCCCTATACTACAAGCCAACCAATCATACTTAGAGGTGGCACGTGAAACCAACATACTATAAAGTAATGTGGCATAACTGTAATAGATGTCGCACACACTATACGAGTGAAGCACCCCACCTAAGAGCATACCTATGTGATGAGTGTTGGAACGCTATACCACATTACCAAGTAAAGAATGTTCAAACAGTTCAACGTAAGGTAATGAAAGGTCCAACATACAATAAGAAAGATTTTAATTGGAAAGAGATAATATTATATAGTATAGGAAATCTAATATGTTTAGGAGTAATCGCATATTATTTGTGGTTTAGATAAAAATGTATAATAGATATAAATGTTATAGATGTGAGAAACGGGGCATTGTTGTCCTATATGATGGCTCATATTACTGTGTCCACTGTAATCCTAAGACGTTTAAGTGGAATAAAAAAACACTACTATATGAGAGAGAAGATTGATGGATATTATACCATTAGAAGTTTCACGTATAGACCAGCTTAAGGTTTATACTTTACAAATTATATGCTACACGACAGCGAAAGCTTTAAATAGCGTGTAGTTATGTGAGATTCAAGGAAGTGATTAAATGTCGAGAACAAGAACCTTTGACAAGCTTTTCAAAGCGGCTGAGTATTTTCACCGCACAGGAAAGCATAAGCAAGTTAGCTTTAGGTATAACCCTGAGCAAAGAACTGACTTTAATTTCTCTAAGTGGAAACATGAGAGAGATAGTGAGTCAGTTAGGAATATCTTAGTAGAAGATATCAAAGTCTCTATGGATGGGAACTGCTACGCTGTTGGTTATGATAACAGATATAACCTTAAACAGTATGCAAGTCAATACCCTCAACACTATAGAGCATACCGTATAGATAGGATGGTAGTCAAATGAAACAGATAAGTAGTATTAAGACAATAGACCAATACAAAAGAATCTATATCCCTGATTCAATATTAGAGGATTTAGGTTGCGATGTCGGTAGTAATGTTGCATGGATGCAGTGTGAAGACGATGGGTCTTATATGCTTAAGAAAGTAAACGTCGAAATCGTGGATTAACATGGGTGAATTACTAACAAAATTCATAAGCCTGTTAGACGATGAGACAGAGGATAAAGTTACCCTCGCATCTCTTATGGAAGAGGAAGATAGAGTGGATTGGGAGATACTGGTAGAAGCTATGGACCAAATAGATATAATGAAGATAGGTCCAAGCATAAGAAAAGTAAATAAGAAGTATAACCTCAACCACTGGCAAGATATAGCTTTAATGTCCTATGTTAAAATGTTAGAGTTAATGTTAAAGAGAGCTAAGGCTACGCCTGAGTTCACTTCAATGTTAGGAATGATGGGTAATAATACCCCTACCTCTCAGAAACATGAACCATATGACGGGAGTATGTTTGGATGAACACCGTTAACTGTAATACATGCAGATGTAAGTTAGCACTAAACTACGTTAAATATAAAGATACAGCAGGTAATCCCTACTGTTACATATGTTACACGAGGTTATTAGTATGAGTAATTTCTGGACTGAAGAACGTAAACAAAGAGCAGTAGATTATATATCAGGTATGATATTTGGTTACTGTTTAGGTATGATAGTAGGAGTATGGATACTATGAGATGTGTTCAATGTGGTGGAGACTACGTAGGAATGAAGAAAGCTCATAAGTTTAACTGTCCCCACTGTGGTGAATTGAGGTTAAAAGATGAATAAAAAAGTATTAGATATGGCTCGTGAGTTATGTATAACAAGTGAGTATTTATTTGATATAGCAATAGAAATGGCTGAAGAAGAATTAGGAGTTGGTCTCTATGATGAGTGATAAGTGGGAACAATTCAATAGGATATGGGCTAAAGGTAAGAGTAATAAAACTGTGCAATCATTAATGCAGAAGGTCACGTTACGTGGTTTAGAACCGACTGAAGAAAATTGTAGAGATTATTATATGGGTTATGTAAGATATTATAAGAATGAATTAACTGGACAAGAATATCACATCAATCCAAGAAAGAATAAGACGACTATGAAACAATTAAAAAGGAGTAGAAATGCGAAAAACCAGCAAAGAAGAAAAGGCGGTGGCAGAAAGCCACACCATGTGGGCAATAGATATCCACAAAAGAAACGAAAGAAACTATAACGACGATAGTAATTGGTGGCCCTTCGTTCAAAACATTAATGATATGTTGGACAGGTTCTCAATACTCGAAGGAAAGATTCATGAGATGGAAAATAAATTAGGAGAAACACAGGGAATGATAAAGAACTTAAGGAAGATTCTAATTAAATTGGAGGTCATAGATGACCGATTCATCTTCTGATGCACCTGCGGATGCGGCGATGCTGAATGAACTTTTACATGCTAAAATGGAATCAGCACGAAGTCAAACTCAGATGACTCATGTAATGAGGATAGGAACTTTTCATATGGAGATAGTTCCGACTAAAGATATAGACACAGTAGATTTATTTAATAAGACATTAGATAAATTAATACAACAGTATGGAGAGAAGTTGTTAGAGATAAAGATGGATGGAAGTCCATATAGCTCTTCAACAATGCACTCATGAAATTCATCTTTGAAGAAACGTATGAGCTTATTAAAAAGCTTAATGAAGTGAAACCAAAAGTGAAGAAAGATGAAGAACCAAACAAACCTAAGGTATCTAATACCTATGGTATAGCAGTCAATCCTCTGACTGGTAAAATGGAGAGGACAACACAATAGGTGATAAAATGGCAGAAAGTAAAGGAAAAACTGAACTGGAATTAGTAGCCGGATTGTTCCGGAACACCGATAAAAACGGAAACGTGTATTACACTGGAAAGAATGAAGGAGGAGCTGAATATGTTATGTTCAGAAACTCTTACTGGAAAGAAGGTGAAAGTAAACCATACTTCCGTTTGATGCATAGAGTAGAAGCAGGTAGTAAGAAAGCTTCTACTACTATGGAGGATTAGATATGCCTCGCAAAGACTTTGTAATGGGAGTCGATGAGATATTAGACGAATGGATGAAATTGATGAGTCTATATCCCAAGTGGCAAGGACTATCTAATTGGAAAGATAACCCTATCGCCCGTGACCAAGATGTTATGGGAGATTGGGAAGATAGAAATGGAGAGATAGCTGTTACTATTGATATGCCCGGAATTGAAAAGAAGGATATAGAAATAGTAGTAGAACCACACTCAGTAAGTATAAAGGCTGTAACAGATGTAAGGGATTATAATGTCTACAAAAGATTTGAACAGACACTTGACCCTGAGAATGTAGTAGCTACTCTCAACAATGGCGTATTGGATATGAAAATCTCTAAGGAAGAGAAGTCCAAAGGGAAAACCATTAGCATTGAGTGAATCCTATAGTGACTGGATACAATCGCCTAAGAGCCAGAGAGTTTGGTTAGAAGACTCTATGACGGCTCTATGCCAATTCGCTTTTATATCTCCCATTCATAGAGTTAGACATTGGAATCAAGCTCAGAGACGTAGAGTTAAATGTTGGGCTAGAGATGGAGACTGTCTATTCTGTAAGAATAAAGTGCCTAAGATAGATGAATTTACTTATGGTTTATATCATAACAATTCTGAATATCAAGGTGGAGGAGACGTAGAAGTTTCATATCTATCAGCAACACTTGCTACCCATACACATTTTCAAAAGACGTTTTCTAAACTAATTGAAACAGCTGTTAACCCTACGGACATAGTGTTTGAAATAAAAAGAACAAAGATTAAAACCTCATCGGGTAGAGTTGTTAATGGTTATCATATTAATTCTACTGATATGGATGCCTTTGTTCAAGAAAAATTTAGACCGTCGCTTGTGAACAGTGAAGAACAAGAGTATCATTGGGTTGTTCCAGTAGAGATAGTTGAATTCTTAAAAGATAAAGAGGGTGAACCTATATCTTTAATAGATTTATTTCTACTACTTAAGGATAACTTTAGTGGTATAGATGAAAAAGATTTAAAAACCTATGCAGTTAAATTAGTTGATAATAATGTTCTCACACTGAGAAATGCAAGGGAGAAGTGGATATGAAGAAATATGAACTATATGATGTTACAAGATATTTCCATAATGTAAGGAAAAAAGATGGTTCATTGAATCCTATCTTAGGAGAAGATGAACTTGCTTTGACCAGTATCCTATCTTATTTATTAGAGGATACTAACTTTGTTATCAAAGCATATAGTGGAACAGGTAAGACTGTCATCATGGATGCTATCTTTGGATTGTTACCTGATGAGTTCTATCATACGATGGAACATTTATCTGAGACTGCTGTATGGTATGAGATGGACAAAATTAATCGTGCTAGATTTGTTGCCATACCGGAAGCCCAAAAATTACCCGAACCAGTAATGGAAGTGGTAAAGACTTGGGGTGATGGTAGAGCCGCACAAAGAAAAAGAACAGACGTAACCATCAAGGAAACAGTATCACAGACCTTAAACCCTAAATATGTATTCATGTGTGTGGCTGTGGAAAACACAAAGGGTGCATCTTACTTCGACGCAGAACTTGAACGTCGGTGTATGATTATGCACACTAATCCTACTGTTAAACAGACTGAAAGGGTAATCAAGCATAAACTAATGGATGCGGCTCTACCTAAATCCTTTCTTACGTCTATGACTGATGAAGAGATAGAAGGTTTGAGGAAACACTTCGTAGAACAGATATGTCAGAGGGATGATGATGATGCTTTAGAGCTAAAGAATCCCTGTGCACCATTCTTATTCGAAGCAATTCCTAGTGTTTTCCCTGTCTCACGTTCTAAGGTTCAATACCTTTTGAACTTAATCAATGCAGTAGCACGATTCTATCCAGATGAAATGTTAACAGTAGAGAAAGATGGTAAGAGATATGGAATAGTTACACCTAAACATAATTGGTTAGGCTTAAGGATATACCTTAACTCTTTTGTATCTGAATGTTTACATATGCCTAGTCATGGAACAGATATATTAAAACTGTTTCCTGATACAAGGTTAGATAAGTTTGGATTTGCAGATGGAGACACTGTAAGAATGACATCAAATGAAATTCGCAAGGCGGCTAAAGCTGCTGGTCTACCCTTTACTAAAGTGGACCCTATATTAGGTGCGTTAGTAATGACTGGTTTCTTAGAGATGGATGAAGATAAAGGTAAACGCTTTTATTATAAAAGTCCATTGATAACAGAGCCAGTAGCAAAAATAAATTGGAGTGATTTAATTGGAGAAACAGAAAAGTTTATGGCAAAGAACTGGCCTACCGTGGCTGTGGAATACATTGACCGCTTTTGTGGCGATATTGAAATTGTTGACCCGTTTACTGGCGACAACGTTGGGTTGGGTAAGAGAACAAAAAGGGCAACAGAAGTAGAGTCAACAGACTACCCTAAGATTTTTAAATCTAAAAGGGACTCAGAAATAAAAACATATAAAGCTTTCTTATTGGAAGCAGAAGGAGATTATAATGAAAAAGAATACGAAACAATCAGAAAACATTTCAACAAGAAAGGTTAAACTACCTACAAGGAACCAACAGTTCGCTGTGGTGATTGAAATGTCAGGTGGTTCTCGAATGAAAGCATTATGTGAAGATGGAAAAACACGCATGGTTCGTATTGGTGGTAAACTTAAACGAAGAATGTGGACAAGAATGAATGACCTTATAATAATTCAGCCGTGGCCTATACAGGAAGATAGTAAAGCTGACTTAGTATATAGGTATTTACCTACTGAAAGGAATTGGGTTATAAAAAGAGATATAATACCTGAGGAGTTGAATATATGGTAGAAGGAATAGAAGCAACGTATATGGATTTTACACGCAGAACTGCTAAATATCCTAAGCGTAGAGAAAAAGAATACCTAATGATAGGTTTAATGAACGAAGCAGGAGAAGTTGGTGGAGCTTTTAAGAAAGAAATAAGAGATAGAATAGATAACACTGACTTAATAATAGATGAGATGGGTGATGTATTGTGGTATCTCACGAGACTATGTGATGTATATAACATAAAGATATCAGATTTAATGTTAAACAATATAGATAAACTATTTCAAAGAATGACACCTGAACAACAAGAAGCATATAGAAATGGTTGAAATCAAAAAACTAACAGTATCTACGGATGAACAACGTCAAGGATGGATGGAGTTATTAAGAAGAGGTGCTCAGTATCATATGGATATGGCTGAAGCATATAAACCTGAAATTATAGGTGCAGATGATGATGTCTATAGAATACACATGGCTTGGAGTAATGCGATAAGTGACGCTATTTCTCTTATAGAAATGTGGGAAGTTGAAGGAGATGATGTAGAGATAATGTTAGACCCTACTGAAGGGAGAGCAAAGAATATAACACAGGAGGTTAAGGATGAAAGTTCCACTGATAGCGACGATTAATCAAAGAACTATTGATTTAAGAGATAGTAGTTTAAAGGTTAAGATATATAGGAATAGTGAAACCGAAGCTGTAAAATCTCCTTACAGACCATATTATTATCTTCCCGGTGAAGGAGGAGATGAGTATAAAGTAATTGCTTCAGATAAAACAGTTAAGTTATCTAAACATAATTACTTACCAAGTAGAGATATATTACCTCCTACTGCTTTATTTGAAGGTGGTAGGGAGGCTATACTAGAAAGGTTATTGATAGAACATCCTGACTTCTTTAGTCAGTTTCCTAATACAGATGATTTAAAGACATTGGTATTTGATATTGAGACTCATTCACCTGATGGTTCCTTTCCCTTTGGAGAAAAATATCCAGTGGTAGCTATTGGTATCGTTACAAGTAGTGGTGAGAGAGAAGTATTATTATGGGATGGTGAAGATGATAGAGATGTTATACTTAAATTTGCTGAATATATTCATGATTATGACCCTGATGTTATTGTAGGTTATAACCTCGTTGGGTATGATATACCTCAAATATTACATAGAGCTAGTTTCCATGGACTTAAAGGGTATAAAAAGATACTTAACAGAGATAATAGTGAGTGGGGTTGGGAGACCCCTGAGAACCAAAAGGAACTTAAGATGAACGCTGGAGGGCGCATAGTCCTCGATTTACTGCGCTGGACACGACTCGATTACTCCCTATCAGGCATACCCCGTGGCCTGAAGAGCGTGTCTAGGAACTTTGGTCTAGACCCTATCGAGCTTGATTTTGCCGATAAGGATTTATTAGACTATACTATGGAAGAGATACATGATTATGTATTAAGTGATGTAGATGCTACAATGTATTTATATAATCACTACTTCCCACAAATCCAGTATATCGCTGAGACTTTATGCGTTCCTCTGGCAACATATGTCAATGCTCCATCAAGTTATATTACCAAAATTTTACAAGGTAGGAGCTTGTTTGAGCAAGGCATAGTAACGCTTGATAGAAATAAAGAGCGTCACCCTCAGATATATAGAGCTGATAAAGGTAACTATCAAGCAGCTCATATTGAATTATATAGACCGGGATTCCATCAGAAGAATGTAAAGGTAGACTTTAGTTCTTACTATCCTTCTATAGCTATGGCCTTAAATTTAGGGCCAGATACTACACAAATTGTAGGTTATGATGAGTATAGTGATGAGGTAGAATTCAAAAATGACATACTTTACGTGCCTGATAACAAGGTGGGTAAAAGACTAATGATTAAAATAGACCAGTCTAGGAAGAGCTGTCTATATAAAATGTGTCATGAATTTAAGGAAATGCGAAAGCCTTATAAGCTTGGGTCTACGAAAGAAGATAAGAGCAAATCAGATGCTCTAAAAATAATGGTGAATACTTTCTATGGGGCAAATGCTAATCCTTATATCAGCTATGGTGATATGGGCGTGGGTGTTACTATCACAGCGATTGCGAGGTGGTTACTCCTCTCCGGCGTTAATATTATCCGTAGCCGATATGGAGAAGATGCTGTGGTATATGTACACACAGATGGGATTAATACTAATGTGGATGTTGATGAGTTATGGTTGACAAACAGATTAAGGAGATTACTAAAACATGTTATTCCTGATGCTGAGCCGGACCATATATCGATGGATAAAGATTACTTTAAAGAAGGTGTTTGGTTACAAGTAGGAAACTATGCTTTAAGAAATGAAGATGGAAGTATAACAAAACATGGAAGCACCTTCAAAGCTACATCACGTTCTAAATTTTATTTAACAGTGTTAGAGAAATTAATAGATGGTCGAATGAATAACGTTGTTAATACTAAGTTTATTGATGACCTGTATTCTTTAGAAGCTTATACCTTAGATGATTTTATTATGAGAAAGTCTCAAGGTAGGGAGAAAAAGGATTACAAATCTGAGACTGACTTAATAATGAAATTAATTGAACAAGGAGAACAAATAGGTATGACTCCTTCACAAGGAACCACTTACTACTATTGTAAGACTAATGAAGGATATAAACTTACAGATACTATTAAAGATATAAATGAGATAGATATTCGTTACTACTGGGATACTATCACTACTCTCCTACAAAAGTTCAAATTAGATGAGTGGGTTCGTAAGAAGCCCCCTATTACAGTAGTAGATAAAAAACAAAAGAGTTTAATGGAATGGATATAAATGGCGGCAAGGAAATATAAAGACCCCTTTGGTAGATTGTTCTACAATGTTCAGAGAAGTGCAGCGAATGGTCCGAAAGGTTCAGCCCAAAAGATATTGGACCCTGACTATAAACCTCGTAAGATTGATTTCGATATAGAAGATTTAAAAGACATATGGTATAATCAACAAGGAGGTAAATGTTTTTGGTTGGGTATACCTTTGGAACCAGAATGGGTAAATGAATCATATCATCCCTTAGCCCTAAGCGTAGATAGACTAGAATGTGGAGGAGACTATGTTAAAGATAATATAGTTATATGTTCTAGATTAGCTAACATGGGGCGTAGTAAATACGATAAAGAGAAATTTTCAGATGTTATTGGCTATCTTAAGGCAAATCTTTAAATACTATAACGTCGTAAAACTAAAAGAGGACGGCCCGTCGGTCGCTCCCCTTCCCATAGGAGAATGAGAAAATGGACGAAAATGATAAGAAACCGTTAGCAGCGCATTTAGATGCGGCAGAAGTAAAAATAGTCTGGCGAGAAGAAGAGAAAACGAAAGTTGGCAGAGGAATGATAACTAATGATGATGATAATTTTGTTTACCTCAAAGGTGAAAAGGGCACAGTCATAGTTAATAAGAAGGATATTATTGCCATAAAACAATAGTAAACATGACTGCCGAAGAGATATTACATACGGGTAACCCGTTACAACAAGGAAACATTTCTAAACAAATTCAGATTGATAGACCTTTAAAGGGGAAATTAAGGATAATGCCAATATCAGATAGCCCGTGGGCTCCTACTGGTTTTGGAACTAATACGAGAAATATAGGAGCTATTCTATATGGTGATGGTCATCGAATAGGATATGGTGGGTGTCAAAATTCAAGTCATGTAAAGTGGAGTACCCCATGGCCTTTGAGTCAAACAGAGACGTGGGCACATTTTGAAAACTTACCTATATTATTTCCCGGTCAAGAAAGGTTTGGAGAAAAATCTTTTCCTGAATGGGTTAGACAATATAGACCTGACGTTATATTAGCTCACTTAGACTTTCAAATGTTTAGACATATAACTGATAGTAAAATGCCTACAGCAGTAAACTTTCCTTTAATAAATCAAAAAACAGGTAAGCTATTAAATAGGAAAGAAAGAACTGAGCTGATGAATAAAGCTTACAAAGAAGTTAATACTATAAAACAAAAGGGACCAAAGATAGCAGCTATTATACCCTTTGATGGAGAACCTTCTATACCTATGTGGCAACAACAGATAGACAATATCGATTTTCCTGTAGCTATGTCTAGGTATGGACAACAAGGACTTAAACAAGATTTTAATTGTGATGCTAAATATATACCACATGGTGTGGACACTGACTTATTTAAACCAATGTTAGCACCCAAGTATGGTAAAGAAAATTGTCCTAATGCGTTTATAGTAGGATGTGTAGCACGTAACCAACATAGAAAAAATATACCACGTTTATTAAAAGGGTTTGGACAATTCGTTAAGAAGAGAAAACTATCCCCCGACCAAGCTAAACTTATATTACATATGGATTGGAATGATGCGATGGGATGGGTATTCCCTGACTTTGCTAAACAATATGGTTTAGAAGAATATCTAATGCCTCCTCTAATGGGTAATTTAGATATGGGACAACACATAAGTGATGAAGATATGGCAAACCTATATAACTGTATGGATGTTTTTGTACTACCTACAGGTGGAGAAGGTTTTGGTATACCTACTGTTGAAGCTATGTCTTGTGGAGTTCCTATATGTGTAACTAATTACACTACAGGTTATGAGTTAATTAAATGTGATGACCCTGAGAATGAAAAGGTTCCAATGTATCCGCTCGGTGGTAAGTGGGACGATGTTACACCTAATGGTAGAGACCATTTAGAAGAAGAAGATATATGCGAAAGAGGTATACTCTTACCATATAAGGATATGTGGTGGGATACTCCTAAGAGAGCAGCACCACAAAGAGCTTTATGTAGTGAACAAGCTATATGTGAAGCACTAGAATATTACTATGACAACCCTAAGAAAAGAGTTGCGGCAGGTAAAGCTGCACGTGCTCATGCTCTTAAAGAATATAGTTGGGATGTTATAGGAAAAAGATGGGTTGAATTCTTCAATGACGTTACGTCGAAGATTAAACCAGTGAGGAAAAAGAAATGAATTTAGTATTTGGAATGGATGGAGTGATTTCTACTCCGTGTAGAGTCTATGAAGACGTAGAAAGAAGTAAGCCTATCACTAACGCGAAAGAGTTTATGGATTGGCTAAGAGATAAAGGACATCATATAACTATATGGTGTAAAAGACCCAACAGTTTAGATTGGGTAATGGCTACTAAAGATTGGTGTAAAGCACATGAAATACATTATGATAGGTTAATATTTGATAGACCTTATAATGCAATTATGGTAACTGAAACACCAGCTAATGCAAAGTATTATAAACACGAGCGTGATTTGTCAATGGTAGCTGACATGTTCGAGGAGTGGACAAACGATGTTAGGAATGAATGGACCCATAGTAAAGATTAGGTGGAATGATGCCGCCCAGCAAGTTAAAACTCATGCTGTAAACATAATGGAACCTGTAGAGAATCTCTCTATAGCAGAGAGTGTAGGTGAAATGATAGCTAAAGATGATAAAGCAATTATATTAGTGAATCATTGGAATGATGTTGATGGTGTGGATATAGTAACGATACCAACAGATTGGTGTCAGGAGATAGAGGTTTTAAAGGAATGTATTACAGAGAATTCGGAATCCCAGCCAGAATTGGAAAGTGTAAAGACGTCGAAGAAATAGAGAAATTCGTAGAACAATACAACGGTAAGAAGAATTGTTATGCGAGTGTCTATGTATTTGATGATGAGAAATTAAAAGCTGAAGGTAGAACTAACTACGAAACAGCTTTGTTAAACACTGTATGGTTTGATTTTGATGATAATAAGGATGTTAAAAAATGTTTAATGGATGTGAGAAGATTTATACGCCGGTTCTGCAAACCACTAAAGATTACCCCGAGGATATATCTTACAGGGGGAAAGGGCTTTCAAATGAATATAGACTTTCATTCGCCAGTGGACTTACCGGCACACGTAAAGCGACAAGCTATACGAGAGTATTTGAAACACCTTAAGGTTAAATATTCCTTAAAGACGTTAGATGATATTTGTATAAATAATAGTGTCTCTTGTATGAGACGTATACCCAACACTGAGTATATCTCTAAGATTACTGGTGAAGGGACAGGCGTATGGTGTACTCAATTTAGTGTAGAAGAAATATTAAAGATGGGTATAGAAGAACTATACGCTATGGCACAGGAAGAGAATGAAAAAACTATTCCTCCTGAGCAAAGCACAAAAGCACAGAGAAACTTTGTGGAATTTGTGTGTGACATGTATGAAATAAAACATACTGTTTCTAATAGTATAGCTTATTTATTGAATAAGATAGAAGAAGCAACAGGCTCTATTGAACTCTCTAGTAAGTCTCTATTGGGCAATGAATATATTAAGCCCCCTAGAAGATGCGTAGTAGAGCTAATAGAGAATAATATAAAGCGTGGACATAGCTCCCATGAGGAGAACAATGTCATCGCTTTCGAATTGGTGAATGGAGGGTGGTCTGATAGAGATATATCTTTTGTATTCAAGAGTATATATAATGAGGCCGCTGGAGATTGGGGCTGGTATACAGACGATTTAAATACCGCAGGGCGTCATATAGAGTCAATTCGAGCGAAAGCTATAAATAGGTATTCAGTTGATAAGTTAATACAATTAGGAATATGCAAAGGAGATAAATGCCTTTGCACCTAAGGAAGTGATTAAATGGCAAATTTAAAAAGAGTAGAGAAAAGACTAGAAAACGTCGAGGCATGGGTGAAGGAATTTGAAAAAGGCACTGGGCCTGTTCAAACAATGGACAATCTTAATTGGTTGGTAGGACAGTCACGTATGTTGGGAGAAAGATGCAATCAACATGAGAGCATGGTAACCCAATTACAACAAGCACTACAATCAAACAATGAGATTCTCAATAAGTTCTTAGAAGAGAATGACATGGTTCATGATTGGAAAGGATTTATTGAAGAAATACAAAAGGAGAATCAAGAAAATGCCCTTCAAGAGCAAGAAGCAGAGAGCTTGGATGCACAAGAACAAGCCGAAGATGGCGAAGAAGTGGGAGAAGGAGACGCCTAAAGGTCGTAAACTTCCCACCAAAGTCAAAAAGAAGAAAAAGGCGGGACGCCGCAAAAGGAAAAAGTGATATCATGGCTAAGAAAGAAGCAAGTAAAAAAGTCGTTGACGACAAACCAGCTGCTCAACCTAAGAAGGAAGTAGCTGTTGAACCTGTAGAAGAACATGCTGTTCAAGCAGGTGAAGAAATTATCGAGAGACTCGGTATGAAGTTCATCCGAAATGTGGATGAAGGAACCATAAGGAGAATTTAAATATGGGCGCATTAAAAAAATCAGTAAAAGCTGCCTCAAAGAAAACAGCAGCAACAAAGTCTGAATTTGAAGAGCGTATGGTCGGTGGACTTATGAGAAAAGTCAATAAGAAAACTGGCGAAATCGTAGAAACCCTCGAATAGATGGGGGTTTTAACCTCTCTAAGTCGCTGTAAGTGTAGTCCCGATGAGGATTGCACTTGCGGCAAAAGAGTATTAAGAGATTATAAATGACAATAACTAAAGCAGAATTGTTAAGTGATATAGAATCTACAATATCTACTGCAACAACTAACCTAAACTCAGTATTAAATACAGGAAGTATAAGCACTGAAGCAGATAAGAATAAAGCATATGAATACATATTCACAATCAATGCAATGACAGAAAGAAAAACGTGGATTGAAGCGAATTTATAATTTTAGAAAAAGGCTTTTATAGGAGCCTATCCTATAGTAATGAACCGCAAAAGGAGTGGTAAAGAATGTTTAAAAATAACGTAGCAGAATTTATATATAAGAGAACATATTCTCGATGGATTGAAGAAGAAGACAGGCGTGAAGATTGGCCTGAGACAATAGAAAGATTTATTAGTTTTGTAATTTCAGAAAGACCTGAGATTCCAGAAAAGACAATTAACAAGATAAGAAAATATATGACAGAGTTTTCCGTAATGCCCTCAATGAGATTTTTATGGGCAGCAGGTCCAGCAGCTAAGGCTGACAATACCTGTATTTATAACTGCTCCTTTGCTAAGATAAACTCTGTGGAGGCATTCGCTGAATGTCTTTATATACTCATGTGTGGAACTGGTTTTGGTTTTTCTGTAGAAAAAGAAGAAGTGGAAAAATTACCTGAAGTACCAGCAATAAAATCTGGTAGAGCTTTAGCTAAAATAGTTATAGATGATTCTAAAGATGGTTGGGCAGATTCAGTTAAAACACTTATGAACAGTCTATATGATGGACAAAACATTTATTTTGATTATAGTGGAATAAGATTAGAAGGAGCTCGCCTTAAAACAATGGGTGGTAGAGCATCTGGTCCATCACCACTAATTAAACTGCATGACTTCATTCGTGAAACCATGCACAATGCGCAAGGTCGAAAGCTCACAACTTTGGAGGCTCACGATATCTGTAATCAAATTGCTGAGATTGTAGTGGTGGGTGGAGTTAGACGCAGCTCACAAATCTCTTTGAGTGACCTTGATGATAAAGAAATGCGTCATGCAAAGGAATGGCCTTTCCCTATTAAAAGAGCTATGGCTAATAACAGTGCTATATTCAGGGAGAAGCCTTCCGCTGCTCAATTTTTAAAAGAATGGGCAGCTTTAGCTTTGTCTGGAACAGGAGAGCGTGGTATATTTAATTTAGAAGCCGCACAAAACAAAGCTCCTTCCAGACGTTACGCTCCTCTTATTCAGGGAACTAATCCCTGTGGAGAAATAATGTTGCGGGATATGGAATTCTGTAACCTTTCAGAAGTAGTAGTTAGAGAAGATGATGACTTAGATTCATTGTTGGACAAAGTGGAGACAGCTACGTGGCTTGGTGTTATACAAAGTTCGTTCACCTATTTTCCTTACCTCAGAAAAGAGTGGAAAAAGAATTGTGACGTAGAAGCGCTTCTAGGCGTTAGTTTGACCGGTCAGATGGATAACCCCTCGGTTCTCACTTCGGACGCGTTAAAGGCCCTTAAAAGCCGTGTTTTGCGCATTTCTCGCAAGGCATCAGGAATACTAGGAACTAAAATGCCAGCAGCGACCACTTGTGTGAAGCCATCAGGAACTGTCAGTCAACTTGTGGACTCTGCATCAGGAGTACATCCTCGCTATTCTCAATACTATATTCGTCGTTATAGAATTGCAGCCCGTGACCCATTATTTGCTTTATTAAAAGATGCAGGAATAAAATGTAATCCTGAAGTAGGACAGACAAAGACGAATGCATCTACATGGGTTTTAGAATTCCCAGTTAAATCTCCTGAAGGTTGTATAACCAGAAAGGATGTAACAGCTTTAGACCAACTAAGACATTATAAAAACTTACAACATAACTGGTGTGAACATAACGCCAGTATGACTGTGTATGTCAGGGAAGATGAATGGTTTGAAGTAGGTAATTGGGTTTACCAGAACTGGGATATTATTAATGGGGTATCATTTTTACCTTATGATGGTGGTAAATATGAGCTCGCTCCATATGAAGAAATTGATGTACATTCCTACGAAAGGCTTATAAAGACCCTACCCCTAATTAACTATACACAACTGTCGCATTATGAGCAACAGGACAATACTCAAGGTAAAGGTGAGTATGCTTGTGCTGGCGACAAATGTGAAATTTAAGGAGAAATAATATGGCAAATTACGCAGTAGATGATTTTACCGACAGCGCCCAGTCGATGGCAGACTTACTAGCTCTATTAGAAACTAAATTAGAGACTATAACTAACACCAAGACTATACGCTTGTTAGAAGTATATAAAGATGCAACCAATGGCGGATATAGTTACGCCTTAATTGTGGACGCATAAATATGCCTTTCGCAACAGATATTACTGGCTATGGTCGTAAAATGGGCCGAGACGCAGGACTTGATGATGAAGGTAGAGCACTATCAGTTATCAAATTACAAGGAGAGCGAATGCCAGAAGGTACAATCACTTTTAGAACCATAAACCCATCCAATACAGAATCAGCTGGTGGAATTGGAGATGTAGGAGACTATGCTCCAACCAGTGCACGTTCAGGATTCTACGGTGATGGAGCTACAGGTAATCCAAGAAATAAAGGTAATTAGTTATCTCTACTAGATAAATACTCAGCTAGAGTTGGAGGTTTTTTATTCAATGATAAACCAAATTCAAAAGAATCGGGAGAGAAAGATATAGATTTTCCTATCACTTTATAGTTACCACCATATTCGGGGTTATCTGTTTGTATTCTAACTATATCATTTTCATTAAGATAAAAACCATCACTAACTTTTAATCCATATTCATATTGATTTTTTAAATTAGCTTCAAATAATTTTTTAGCAAAGTCTATACATTCGGGAGGGGATTCAAGATTGTCATTAGTTACTTCTAAATAATTTCTATCATAAGCTTCTAGAGCAGTATCATGTGTAAACTTACCTGACACTCCATCTTTCCCATTTACTATTATCACAGTAGGCACTTTTCTATTTACTATATTAAGCTCTACTATATTATCTCGCTCTGTATAGGTATGCACTATTTGGTCACTATCTATATTAGCCTCAGGCTCTATTACGAGTTGCGTATTAGAACCATCATCTATTAATCTTGCTACATTAGGTCTAGGCAATGTTTGGCTATTATCTATAGCTTTGCTTAATAACTCTTTGATTATATCAAGCACTACCTTAGTTCCCCTTATAGGCTCTGATACGCTATTAACTGTGGGCGTAGTGTCGCCTATTAAATCTGTCTTACATTTATTTTCTAATTTAGCTAATTTTAAAAGTTTAGGAATAGCAGCGCCTAAAGTAAGTCCATCAATATTATCTGTATCAGTTAAAATTACTTTAGCTTTCTCTGATTCACCACCCTTAATCATATAACCAAAAGCATCTTCAACATATATCTCTACGTCATTAAACGTAGGGTTTGTTCTTTTTATCCAACCCCTTAAAATTGGAGTACTATCAAATTCATTTAAATATAAAAGTACCTCTTTGTTCCATAACTTGCGCGTTCCACCCTGTATTTGTGGTATTCTAAACGTTAAAGATGCAGAACCAAGTTGGCCGGGCTGTGTATAACTCCCGTCGAGGTAATCTGTATCCACCCCGTCAATTAAAATCTTAGGTGTAATCGCGTTCATCTATTAGTCCTCCAAGTGGGAATATATCAGTTCTTAAAATTCCATGACCATCAAGAAGGGCAACCCCTTTAATCTGCATAGAAGCATTATATCTCACTAAACTTCGTGGACCAGTTGCAGCATGACTTTCAGAAACCTGTGTTATAACTCCAAAGAATCTTACAAAGGTTCCATCCTTTTGAGGTTCGTCCCAATAAACATCTACAGCATCTGCTTGTAAACGTCTCATCATATGTAATTGTCCATACAAACTAGAACCTGATGCAGCAGTGAAAGCACTTGAACTAGACTCATCACCTGTACCAATACTTGTGAGAGTCATTGTTTGCATAGGAGTTCCAGTGCGTTGTATAAAGACTTTACCTTTACGTGTTATAGCAGTATAATAAGTTCCTGCACGAGTAATAGATATATCAGTAGTAACAGGTAGAGAGTTTAAGTTATATCCTGAATCATCTATCTCCTTAATAACTTCACCATATCCCCTATTACCATCAAATATATTATTAATTGTTGGGTATATGCCCGGTGTAAAATCTGTTGAGCTACCAGTTGTTCCAGAGAAAACTACCTTTAAAGCATACATTTCAGTAGTCTTCCATGCACCACTGATATCATAACCACAACCAGAGCTTGCAGGACTATCCATAACATTAAAGTAATTAGTAGAAGGATTTTCATTTGCTCCTACAGGAGTTAATTCTAAACCAGCTGCACTACCACTAGTTCCTACATTGTATACCTTTGAATAACCATCTATAGCATCATAAACGTTTATACGTCTTAAACTACCAGTTATTACAGAATCATTAGTTAGAGCAGGTAGGTCAGTTGTATCTCCGTATTGACAATGTATAGTATCATCTTCATCCCAAGCATCAGCAGCACCACTAGCTACCCAATACATTCTATTCATATCATCCCCACCTTCATCAGTTACCTTAGGAATAAATACATACTTATAAGAACCTACTTGAGAACCACGTGTAAATCCAGCAGCTGCCATATCAGTATTGATGTTAGCGCCAGTAATTGAAAAAGATTTACCGTAACCAGAAACTGGAGTGTTAGCTGTTTTAACAGTTCCTGTGAGTTGAACTTCTACAACATCAGAATCACCTAAAGATAAACTACTTTCTACTCTTGAGAAAGTTCCTGCTGTCATACCACTTAAGGTAGTAGCTGTCCAATCTAAAGGCATATCAAAAGTTAAAGGACCAGATTTAGCTAGTGAAGCTTTAATAGTAGTATAAGCACTACCATCTTGAGCAGCACTTCCTGTATTTCTGTATTGTTTTTCTAAAGCTGTCCCATCAAAGAATTCTAAAGGTTTCCATTGGAAGTTCTGATGAACAGTTCCTGTCTTCTCTCCTGCCAAATAATATACACCAGCAATGTTCCAAGCAGGTTTAGCACCATCAGGGTGTGTACCTTCCATAGCCACTGACATTAAATGATTAGCATAAGAATCTATATTAAACATTACATTATTTGTTTTCTTAGGCATTAATAGTAATAGATATTCACTAGCTTCTCTACTGTTATCTAAGAAGTCTTTGAAGCCAGAAGTATTCATTCCAGCCATGTTTACTATAGTATTAGAACCAGTTCCATATGAATTAGCAAAGGCAGCAGTAGTATAGTTCGCACTTAAATTACCACCATCGGTATTAGTTAATACAGTAGGGAAAGTTCTATTGTTTGATTCTCCACCAGAGGGAGCCCAAACGAAAGGAGTAATTCTATACACGTCAATCTTATTGTCAATGATAGAACTAACTTCAGTATCTACTCCATTGGTAGCTGAAGAAGGCTCTACTTGAACCCGTGCATAGTGATAAATGTCAGCAAAACGACCGTAATCGTCTATTAAATATTGGTCTATTTGACCATTCTTAGCAGACCCCTTTCTCCATGCCACACTATTACTAAATGCTTGTGCATCAGCATCCGCAGCAGAGTTAAGACCCAAAGGACCTACTTGATATGTATAAGATAATGTTTTAGTTTGGTCAGTAGTTTTAGTATTGTCACTTAAAAAGTTTGTTCCTGTAACACTCCATGTGTTCCACCAATCGTACCACATCTTACCTGCATCATATCTATAATTTTTTAAATTTACATTAGCAGCTTTAGCTCTACTCTGTGTAAAGTCTAACACTGCGTTTCTAGTATTATCTTCTGCTTTCTTAACAGGCATACCGGGCGATACATAACATATAGGTCTATATGCATTAGTAGCTGCACCTAATGAACCTGATAAGGCGTTAGATAAAACTCCAACAAATACTTTCATTTTATTATACGCAGCATTCTGAGTATAATATTGAGTAGCAGATTGTTGTGCTACTACATATTTAGGATTCTTATAAGTTACCTTTAATATTCTAGCGCAAGTAGCTCCAGTAAGTAAAGCCGAACCATTAGCTCCTGAAGCAAATATATCTACAAATCCACTACCTTGTGTTAATGTATTTCCACTAACTACAACATTAAGCGTAGTTAAGCGTGCGCTTCCTCCTATCACTGAGTCACTACTTCCCCTATCTCTACCAGAGTCTATAACTTCAGCTTCTATATCTATCTTAAGAGGCTCGAAATAGCCCAGCTCTGTTTCAGTCAGTAAGGGAGGTATGAAAAGGTAGAGTGGTTTAGGCCCTTCCCATTCAAAAATACTATTATCTATACCTGAATTTACAGTCTTATTTTCTACACGTAATACACCTGTAGATTGACCATCAACCACAGTAGCGCCTGTTACAGTAGAGTCTACACTATAAGGTAAAGGCGAACTAGAGCCTGATGATGAAGCACTATAATAACGGGAAACAAATCCTTTTGAATTAACAGTAGCTACCACAGGATTAAATGTCCCAGTAGAGGTATAAGTATGTTTGACTTCGATTGATTTTTTAGGCTCAGTAAGTTTAACCCATTGATAATTAGCATATTTAAGGTCTTGTGTAAAGTTACCATCAGGGTCTTGACCATCTCCCCAATCTATATATACTGCACGCACATCATCATCATTAAAGTTACCAGTAGCAGTATACTCAGTAAATGCTGTTTGACTGGCTGAACTCCATACTAAGCTCATACTGTTGTCACCTTCCAATTAGTTTGTTTAGAACTACCAACTTCTTGAGGTGTAGTTCCTCTGATATTAGTCCAATCCATAACAAATAGTTTTGCACTATGTGTTAAATAATTATTATCTGAATTTTTATCTGCTAATAAAGCGTTTTTATAAGCAAAACTTCCAGCAGTATCAGGAATTTCATAAGCCTTTTCCCAAAGCACCACTTCTTCAACAGTACCTCTATATGCAGAATTCTTATTAGGTGCATCTTGTGCTCCTATTGTAGTATTATATGCACTTGTAACTGTATGAGTATTTGTATCTACATCTTCTAAAACTCCATCTATATACAATTTTAAATACCTACCATCTGTAGCATTAGCATCATAAGTTACAATCATAGCAGTAGGAGTTCTTCCATCATAAGCTACTTCAGACACACTTTCTACTACCTGTCCATTTAATACAAATCTAATATGACCATTACTTCCTAAGATATAAGCTTCTATATCTGTACCATTAGCTAAGAAATATGCATCATGACCTCTATCATTAGCACTTGGAGTTAAATGAACTGCTAAAGTCCATTCGGTTAAATGTTGCCAACTTGTAACAAACGTCTCACTTCCAGTATATGTAACTGTGTGAGGGATAACTGCTACACCATTGGTAGCTGTAGAACTACTAGCAGTTTGAATAGCATAACCTTGTATACCTGTAATAGGGCTGCGACAATCACTTCCAACAGTAATAGTTCCAGAAGCAACCGCAGGTCCTCCAGTTGTAGAATAATTATAAACGTAACTTGTAGGTGCGCTCGTAGGTGTAGTAGGTTCTTCATTAAAAGGTACATGCATTCTAGCTTTATGGTATTTATTATTTATAGTAGCTCCTGAAACATCTATCATTAACATACGATACCAAACATCATCTGCATCTTCCTCCCATGTAAAATTTAAAGCTCTTAAATCCTGAGTAGTTAATTCATATAAATTGACAGGTTCAGGGTTCTCAGCGTTAGGTAATAATTGGAATAAAGGATTAACTTGGAAATTATCAATAAGAGGAACAGCATCAAAATATGTCCATAAGAAATGAGGTTTAAGAATATCAGCATCAGTCGAACTATAGTCAGCGTTAACAAATTCTACTTTCTGATTAACTGTAGGATTCTTCAAATTCATTACCATTTTAAAATTATCATTAGGCATAAGACTATCAGTATTAATCAATCCATTGACATTGAAATCAGTGAATTTTCCTACATAAGGTGTCTTAATATCTACTTGTCCACCTTCACCTGATTCATCATTATAAGCTCCTACACCATAATCTATACCTAATTCAAGATTACTGCCAGAAGTTACATCTAGACTCCATGGATTTCCATAAGTAGCACTACGTCCTCCTGTAGCTACAGCACCCACATTATAATAATACTCAAATTCGTTCCATGTAGAACCTGTATCAGCAAGAGCTGGTTTGTCACCACTTAGATTGTTTAATATAGCTATATTATCATAGGATTTACCTCCTCCTCGAGTACCAGATTCATAAGGACCTATATGATAAACAGTCATAGTTACACCGGTATCATCAGTTCCAGCAAAGGTTACGTCCCCACTAGCAGCACCAGTAACATGAGTAGTTATATCAAAACCATTAGTAGCTAAACCAGTTGCACTAACATAATAAATAGTGTCATCAACAGGAGTAGTTGTGTTGTCCAATCCTGAGAATGAAACTGGAGTTCCTTGAGCTAATCCATGAGCAGTAGCAACAATTTCATTATCTGATACATCTGTAGAAACAACGGAAGTACTAGTGTTAACATTACATGGAAATAATTGCATAGTCACCCAGTGTTTAACTGGACTACACCATAGATAAGGTAAATTGGCTACATTAACTAAGTTTTCAGTATCATAATCTTCATTAAATTCTACGAAAGGACCATCAACAGCTTTAACAGATAAGTATCTACTTCTTTTACCACTTACTGCACCACTTCCTACAATCTCAGCATCACTACCTGTTGTCATAGATTTGTAAATAACGTAATGAGGTCCATTGGTAGTATCACCGGGCCTAAATAAAGAAGGATTGTCAACAGATATAGCATTGCGTGGTATCTCATCCGTTGTCTTTTCACCTCCTATCTCTGTAAATTGAGGTATAGCCATTATACGAGCGGATGTAAATATATTCTCTCTCTTAGCCCACGAGTCTACATTACCACTAAGTGACATATATACAGTTCCTTTTTGACTGAGACCATCAGTTGATAATGTTCCGCTACCAGCAGTACCTGTTGTAAAATATATCTTGTCTACTTCTGAAGCATCACCTGTTGGGGCATTAGTAAAGTCTATATCTAATCCTTGAATAGTAGCTGGACATTTATAGGTAGATGTTAATGCAGTATTACCTGCGTTTAGAGCTTGTCCACCATAGTAACTAACGAAACTATCATTTGTTCTTCCAGTTGCATTAGAACCATCTGATGTCATAGACCTGAAAGCTTGAGTTGTCCAACCATCATTATATAAATTATCTTGGAAATTCTTTTGATTATAACCATTAAACATTAACCATGCAGCAGCTCCAAAACCGGGCGATTGAACAGTTATCGGGTCATCATCACTACCACCTAAAGTTAGACTTACACCAGCAATAGCAAGGTCATAAGTAGAAGATAGTTTAATAGCATTATTGGAAGTAGGGGCTTCAGAACTTACATAATAAACTGTATCAGCAGAAATACCTGTTGTAGTATCAATACCAGCTGTCACCATAAGTGGTGTTCCGGGCGTTAAATCACCTTTAATACTAGTCCTATCTATTTCATTATCAGATACATCAGTTGTACAATCAGTCTTGGAAGCAACGATAGGTAAATCCCATAGACTATCGAACCCCATAGTAACATAGGTAGGTCCATATCTAGTATATAAAGTATTACTAGATGTCATATTTGTACCTCCATTAGCGGCTTCAGAGGTTCTTCTTGTAGCTGCTCCTGCTGCTCCTCCCGAAACAGGGGAGGTTACTGTAATAGGATTAAAGGTTGCGGGTATTGTAAACGAAGCTTGATTAGCTGAATTATTTAATATCTCTAAATTAAAATTTCTAAAGTCAATATTATCAAAATATACTTTAGTTTGACGTCCAGTACCTAAATCTTTATCTCCATCATTATCTTCATCTTGAGGATTTGGTACATATTCACCAGTAAGACCATAATAATCTCTATAAATGCTAGTACCATCAGGCGTGTCATCACCTGTATCGTATATACCAGTAGTAGTTGATGGAGGAGCTCCACCTACAACAGTCACTCCTGAATCGTGAGCTACACCGCTACTTCCCATTCTTCCTCTTACACAGCCTGTTAATTGGTTGGTTGATTTTCCTGTGTATTTAACATACTCTTCAGTTGCAGTACCGGGATTAATAATTATAGTACCACTACTTGGAAAACTACTTGCACTAGCCAAATCAATAGCAGTAACAGTAGCAGTATGAGCACCGTCTAGAGTAGTAGAAAGATTACGTCCTACTCCCCAGAATCCTGTACCAGCTGTCCAACCACCGGCTGAACCAGAAGCTGAATAAGTAGCTTCTTTATCTGTAAAATAACGGAAATTGTTACACCAAAGTGTAAGAACATTAGGCCAATATTCAGGTTTTTCCATCCATGACCAATTAGCATTGGTTTGAGAACCTGAACCTTCCCTAACAGGGAAATAAACGTAAAAAGAAGGAGCATCGTCAGTACTAGTTGTTTCATCATCCGAACTAGTAGTTAATGTTCCTTTAGTAAAATATACTTTACACATACGTGCATGAGACTGTTTAGACCAATAAGTAGTAGGTGATGTGGATAATGCGGCATTTGATGTATTTTCTGTTGAATAATAATTAAATGTGCGGTCAGTGGAGCTACCAACGGTTGCGGCTGAAAACATATTTTTCTCATTAACATCAAAAACTATTTTAGCATTAACCCATTCATCAAATGAAAGGTCTACACAAGGCTCATAATTGTTTAAACTTCCACTTGGTTGTTTTGTTTTTCCTCCACCATTAAGGAAAGTTTTAGCTTGAAAACCTGAAGCTCCTGAGTGTAACCATGCTGGACGTCCTCTATAAGTTTTTTGATAAGTATCAGTCTCCCAACCATAACCAGCACTTTGACCTCCTGAAGCTATCCAGTGTGAAGGTCGAGTAATTATTGGATATGCTGTAACTTTATTAGCATCTGGAGTTTCTGTATTTGTAGGAGATACCACTTTTCTAGTTCTAAGGGTAAATCCTCCTATAATTTTACGAGTCTGTGAAGAAGTGTCAGTAACTCCATCAGGTGCTCTTTCACAATAGAAATCCATCATACCACGATGTATATAATCATCCATAGTTTCACCATCTTGAGGTTCATAATTAGCTAAAGTAACAGTAAAACTACGTTTTAAAGTATGGTAAGAGAAAGATTGCCATCTGTCTGCTGCGGTTGGGGCTGAATAACCACTATTCATCATAGCTACAGGGTTTGCTGAACTTACTCCACCTTGACTTGAACCTGATACATAGTCTACAACATATGGTGAATTAGAACCAGATGCCACTGTAGAAGGTGTGTTCGTTGGAGACAATCGGAATATAGGTTCAGAATCTAATTGTGCTACACTAAATGTTAAATTTATCTCTGGTTTTATCAGTTGTGTATTAGTTGAACCTACATTAATAGTACCATTTAGGTCTTTATATTGAGAAGTAAGAGCAAAATCTAGAGGTTGAGGGAAAGGTACAGCATTCATAGAAGCCATAAGATATTGATTATTTACAGCTCCACTTACACCATAAATGTCACTACTTATTTTGTTACCAGTAGAAGTACTGAAAGTCCAATATTCGTGCATAAGTAAAGATTGACCTCCCGTGTCATATTTATCCTTTGTTAACTCCATTGATTGCATAATATAAGGAGAATCTTGATTACCTCCCTGTTCCCAAGGAGTTCCTGAATCTATAGTTCCTCCGAATTTATTGAATATAGTATTATTGGGATTTGGGTCTACAGGTGTATCTCCCATCTCTGGCATTGACATTGAATGGTCGTATTTAATATAAGATTTAATCTTAGAATGTCTCCAATATGGAGGATAAGCAGTATAAACGGCTGCTTCAGTACGGTTATCTTCACTATTCTTCCACAAACCTTGTGGTTTTCTTTTCTTTTGTGGTTTAATAAATAGTTTACCTGTGCGTTTATGTAAAGCTTTCTTAGAAAGCATTCTACCTTCTTTTTCAGCTTCTTTTATATCACTGTATCTGTGCTTCACATCTATTTGTTGGATAACAACACCTTGACCAAAACCAGTCTGTCCTTCGGCTAATTGACCAAAATTATATAATAAGAAGTTAGCCCCTTCTTCATCTTCAGTGCTACCATAGAACATACTTCCATGTCCACCTACAAATAAATTACTAACAACGCCTTTTGCATCATCACTTTCAGCGTCTGATAAATCGAAATAAGGTTTTGAAGAAATACTAACTCCCCCAGCCGCATTAATGGCCATAAAGTCTATTTCTCCTAATGTTTTGTCTGAACCATCAAAACTCTCTTGAATGTATGGTATAGAAGTATCAATATAAGAAGTATAAAGGTCTACGTTACCCGGTGTATTAGTGTTAGCACCTGAAGTTGAAAATCCTAAACCTCCCTCACTTATAGAAACGTTATCACTTATTTTATATGTAGATATTTGGGGTAAAGCAGCAGATTTAGACAAATCTGTTCCACTGCAATATAATCTTAAATGTCCTCCAATAACATCTCCAGCACCAGTATTTGGAGAATCTGACACAACACCTGAAACAACATACCTATTAGCACTTGCGTGACCTTCTAATTTAAAAGTAGCACTATCTGTAAGGACAGGCGTGTCTTTATAAAGTGCGTTTAATTGTACAATTCCAGTTGTATCCATGTCATATCTTTCATAAAATCTATTTCGTTTTACTTCTACCATTATGCTACTCCTGCGAAGGTATCTACTTTGAACTTACTTCGCCCTGCTGTGAATTTACCAACATGTAAATTTTGAACATTTAAGCTGGCTCCTGCATTAGCTTGATTAGCGTGAACACCAGCATCGAGCTGGTTCCTTAATATATTATTGGTCCTACTATTATTTATAATTTGCCCTGATTGGTTAGGTGTAAAGAGTTCTGGACCCTGTTCTCCAACTAAATATGAGCCTCCCATGCTTCCATATCCACCATTTGCCATAGCAGTAACATAACCACCATACTGACGGCCGGCCCTATTTACTAGAGGGTCTGTTCCAGTGGTGGTATCAGCAGCAGCAGCAACTGCTGCTATATCAAATGTAGGCCATGAACCTAAAGTAATTTTTTCATTGTAACCAGCCCATCCCCAGCCTTCGCCTCCTATTCCGGGAACCCAATCAGGTGCTTCAAAACTAAAACCACCTATATCAATTTCCATCTCAATATTGGACATCATGGTAGCCATAGCATTCCAAGCTGTTTTAAATGCATCTATACCAAATATAGCAGTTAAACTCACTGCATTTTTTAAACTTGCTGCAATACCTAAAAGTTTATCAGGAAGTTCCTCGATGAAAGTGAGAATACTACCAAACATTTCAGTACCAAAATCTAGAGCTGATGCGAAGGTATCTAACACAACCTGACCACCATTCCACCAAGTTACTAATTCCGCAAATCTGTCCTCCCACCACGTAAGAGTCATCCATCTTAACCATCCCTCTTCCGAGTCAAATAATTTAGTCCATAAGCTTGAGAATCCACTAACAATAGCATCAATTATTACACTATTACCTATATAATACATAACTACATCATAGATATTTTTAAATACATCTGATACAAGATATAACATATAACCGAAAACTCCACCAAGTCTCATGGCTATATCCATTCCTACCCTCTTTATTGAGAAACCTAAATCAGACATAGCGTCTTTAGCATATTGAACAAAACCACCCCACAAATAACCTAAATATCCTAAGCTTTTTCCTTGTTGTGCAGTTATTAATTCTATTTCTACCATCCACATAATCAAACCATCAAAAAGTCCACCCAAATTATTCCAAAGCTCTACGACCCCATTTTTAAAGTCTACAAACATTTGTTTTATAGGTTCAAATATACCCATAAGTTGAACTCCCCATGCAACAAAAGCAGCAATAGCGGCCACAATAATTACAACAACAGCAACAATAGCTCCTACCATAGTACCTAGAGCTGCTACTACATAACCAATACCGGTATATAAAGTTTGTAAGGCCATTGCCATTTTTCCTACTTTAGCCGCACCTGAACCTGCCGTTTTACCAATTTTAGCTGCATCTTTGGCTTTACCAGCCTTACCATACTTAGCAGCATTCTTTTTAGCATTTTTACCATAGTGATATCGTTTTTTACCAGTCTTATCTACTGATTTATATCCACCCTTAGTTTTTTCCATGGATGGTGTAACACCACCACCTCCCATTCCGGGTGGTGCTCCTCCAACTACAGGTAAACTCTCTCCAGCTGCTTCTGCTCCTGCTTCTGCCGTGGCTGCTTGAGTTGCTACACCACGAGCCCCTGCTAATTCTAATTCTGAAGCAGCAAGAGCTTGATTTACCCCAACTTCTGTTGTTTTAGCAGTAATATTATTTACAACAGCTTCGGTTTCCTCTTCAGTAGCCTTTTCAGCTGCAAAAACCCATGTATATAAAGCCATCATTCCAGCTACAGTAGCCCTTAAACCAGCTGTAAGACTGAATAATTTATTTAACATTGTAAATTGTATTACTAGACTAGTAGCTCTAGGCCCTAACCAGTCAATAGCTTTCATTAATACTTTAATTGGTAACAAATAAGCTTTGAGTACGCCAATCGCTGTTTTACCTTCTCCAGAGAATTCAGCAAGGAATTTTATACCATCCTGTATAAGCACTGTTAATTCTCTTACTGCTTCAACTGCCACTTGTTGTATAGTTTTACCAAACTCTGTTAATTGTTTATTACCTTCTTCTCCCTCTACTAATAGGTCTTGAAGCCCTGTTATTCCATCAATAATAGCACTATGAAACTCATTCATAGCTCCATTAGCTCTTTCTACTCCATCTGACATAAAGAAGAGCATCTGAACATTATTTTTCAAAATTTGAATTTGAGCAGACATAGATTCATTCTGAATCCTAACCATCTCATCTAACTCTCCACCAGCATTTTCTACATTTTTAACAGCTTCACCAAATTCATCTGCATTTTGCACTAAGTGAACGAAAGCAGTAGCACCACGAACATTCAAGTCTTCAATAAGGCCCGTTAACAGTTCAGTATTGCTTGCGGCTTCGGGCCCAATGATATCTGAATATTCCTTAGCTATTACAGTCAAATCCTTCATAGAGCCATCTGCTTCTCTAATTTCTAGACCCATTCTAGCGAATGCAGCCGTATTATCGTCAGCGTGCTCAGCAAACTCAGCGAGAGCTTGCCTTAGACCACGACCTGCGATACCTGCTTCGAGTGCACGGTTGGTTAATATTTCCAACGCACCCAGTAATTGGTCAACAGATTGACCTGTAGCAGTAAAGAAAGGCATTGCGAATTTAACAGCACTGGATAAATCTTCGTATTCAATCAAAGATTTCTGAATAACATGTGCGAACTTATCTGTTATTTCAGCTGCTTGTTCCATTTCCATTCCGAAACCCATTATAGTCTGTGTAGTTAATTTAGCTATAGTATTGTGGTCTCCCTGAACAGCCATAGATAATTTGAGTGTTTCAGGTAATACCTTAGCAGCATCATTAGCGCTTAAACCAGCCGATGCTAATTGATAAAGACCTTCCGCTCCATTTTGCATCTCCATTCCAAAAGATTGACCAAATTGAGTAATAACGTTACTTGTTTCATATAATTCCTTACGAGTTAGATTGAACACAGAGTTTGCATTCATTAATTCTCTTTCAAATTCTACTAATTCTTGAGTATTTTGTTGTAATTTATAAAACATAGCAGTGAGAGCAGATATAGATTCTCTCAGAGCATTTTGGAAGTTGTTTTTCAAAGCTTCAGCAAATTGAGCTGTCTTACGTGCTGCATGTTCTGCACCCCGTGCTAACTCTTTGATAGCCTCTTCTTCTCCTTTTATAGCTCTCGTCATTAAATCAGTAAGGTCTTTCTCATCTCTGACCATATCCTGATATTCAGCATCCCATGCACTATATGCTTCATTATAATCCCTTATACCTTCATCGACAAAGGTATAGAAATTACGAGCTGCATCTACATTATCTTTAAATCCTTGTTGTTCTGCGTCAAGAAGTGCTATAGATTCTCTATGAGCATCAGCACCTATTTGACCTGTTTTGAGTAACCATTCAGTCTTGGTTCTCATCATCTTGATTTCTTCCATTCCATAATCTCTTCTACGCGTAGCATTATCTAATTCTAATTTAGCTATACGCTGAAGTTCTTTTCTATTCTTGTCTCCTTCTTTTCCAGTGTCCCACATTACATCTGACAATTTACCCATGTCAAATTTACCAATTTCTCTTTGAGCCTTTTCTAAATCTTCATGGTCGAATAATTTAATAAAAAGGTCTGGAGAACGCTGTTTAACATGAGCAGCAAAATCTTGAAAAGCTCTTTTTCCTGCTTTAAAAGTATTCTCTAATTGTTTAGTGGTCTTTGCTGTACCCAATGCTTTTTGTGTTTTTACAAAAGCTTTTTGTGTTTTACCAGCCACCATTTTAGCTCCCATATTAGTTTTGTTCATAGAGGCTTCAAACTTCTTTTGCCCCTGTAACATCTGGGATTGTAAATTTTTACGATGGTTTTCTATCTTACTTCGTACAGCATTTAATTCAGTTTCAGTTTGTTTAGTACGTTTTTTAGCTTGCTGGACCTGCATGCTATTCATCTTTTTATATAGAGCTGCGGCTCCTGCGCCAATTATTTGACTTGCTTGGCCCATGGCTTGTTTTGAAGGCATAGCTAAACCAATAGCTACCCTTGCTGCAAATACTTGTCCAGCGAAACCCATTAGTGCTCCTTATCCTAATCCACTAAAACTTACTTGTCGCTTCTTTCCTATCATTTCGTCATACTTGGCACGTTTTTCTAAATATCTGTGCCATGTTTGTCTTATCTCTGGCTTATTTTTAGACAATGACGCTACATCATTGTCAGTATATCCATCCATTGCATGTAACATCTCATGTTCATTAAGGGCTGCAAGCAGTCCTTTCAATTCAATACGAGGTGTTTTCTTTATATCTTCCCAACTCATATGAAGGTGCTTCATAAGTGGGATGTATATCAATACCGCATCAGGCGATTCCGTCATCAGATGGTAAAATTTTCAGACTCAGAGCTCTCTACACCCATTATATGATTTGAAATCTTATATCTCAATGATGTGGGTAACATCCCCCAGTTTTCTGCCATTATACTAGCGTTTGCTGGTTGTTTCTTATTAGCTTTTTCAATCATAGCTACAATACGTTGGTTTCCAATTTTAGAATAGTGGGCCATTTTCTCATCATCATCAGCATCTTCAGGGATTGCTCCCATCTTTGGCTCTTCTTCTTCCACTAATTCGCAAAAATGAAAATCAAAGTCTTTCCCTCTATAATCTACACTTGCGTTCTGCACTTCATCAGTCAGTGCAATCAATTCTTCTATGCTCCATGCCGTTTGTTTTTCTTCTTTTGTCATTTAAATCAATTCCTTTGTTTTTTAGAAGGGGAGGTCAATCCTCCCCCTCAGACTACTTACCTATCTATAGGCCTGTAGTAGTTGCTGTAGTGGTAGCTGTAGCAGCGAGTAATGGAGTTACATATGTCATAAACTCCAATGTTTCTTCTGCTGTACCATCAACATTTAGTGTAACTGAGTGACCTTGTACACAACAATTTGGAATAGAGAAAACTTCTACACCGTTTTTCAATTCCAAAAATAATCTATAACCGTGAGTTGCAGTTGGTTCTTCTAAACCGTCCCATGGGTCGGCTGAACCACTTATACCCCAGCGGTATCCGTTGTTATATACTAAATCCCAGCTCAAATCTATTTTCTTTCGAGTGAGTGTTACAGTTGTCTCTTTCTTTGCTTCGACTTTCTGAACAGAACGTAGACCGAAATAGGTAACGTCCTCGTCGACTGCTCCAATAGACAAATCACAACCAGTCAAATCTACAACTAAATTACCGAAAAGGTCGTGAGTACCTGCGGTTACAATACCAGAAGCAAGTGCTTCTGCAAATGTAGTGTATCCTGCTGCACCAGTTCCTACTGTGGAAGCAGTTGTTCCACTAAAGTGTAAACCTAATGTAGATTCTGTTGTGATGTAAGCATTCATATCTCTTCCTAAAAAGTAAGTCATATTATCACCAATCTCCTGCCACTAAGTCTGCATTATCGAATGTGTTAGAACCTGTAGTTAACGTTGGCATTATTGTAGATGCGAATTCGAGGGTTTCCTCGGCTGCACCATCTGCATTTAATGTCATCGTATGACCTGTCCATTCACACCCTCTTAGGGCGTAAACTGGTCCTGCTGCTGCATTCTTAAGTCTTACATGAACTCTGTAGCCGTAAGGCCTGTTGCTTGCTGTTTGTCCCTTTGTAAATTTAGGGTTGCTTCTACCGTCATTAATATTCCATGCTGAAGTACCATCCCAGATAACTCCGAATCTTGCTCCCATTCTTGCAGCATCTGCATTACTTCCATAGAAAGTAGACGTAGCGCTTGGTCCATTGAATAGAATATCGAAGTTGTCATTTGTCTTCTTCTTGGTTATTGTAACGGTATTTTCTTCTCTTAACTGAACTTTGTGGGTGCTTGTTTGACCGAAGAATGGACCAACATCTTCATCTGAAACACCTATACTGACATCAACGCCAGTTACGTCTGAAAGTAATCCTCCACTAATAGAAGCCCCATTCTCCATTGACGGGAATACAGCGCTGCCTGTAGCAACAACCTTGGCTTCTCTGGATGTAATCCCTACAGAACTATCATCGCTCTGTGAGGATTCCGTGGTGACGAATACTTCAACGTCTCTTCCTAGGAAATATACCATACTATCTTTTCTCCTTTATTTGTCTAGACAACATTGCGAACATTTCACTCGACTATTTTTATATACTCAAGTCTAGTATATAAAGCTTATGCTCCTTCGTACTATTTTTAAGCACCAACTTCCTTATATTTTCGACCTGCGGCTCCACCTGCACCAGCTCTACCAGCCCTAATGAATGGAAGTGTCCACTGTAAAACCTCTTGTCTTCCACTTGATGTCTGGTTAGCCCAAGGACTATTATCTTCAAAAAACTTTCTATTTCCTTCCCATTTATTGGCTTCAGAACGAGTCTTCCAATGTTGTTCTCCAGCAGACATTTTCTTTTTCATATTTGCCATAAAATCTCCACTACCCCCCATATTTTCCTTAATATTGGCCATAATCTTAGCATTAAGTGCAGCAATTATATCTCTATTACCCTTTACACCTACTTCTACATGAGGAGCTATACTCGTAAGTTCTCTTAATAACATGTCTCCTTCTAATTGTTTTCCTAATAATTTATCAATGGCTGCATTTCTATAATATTCATCCATCATTTGTTGTCTTAATCGATTATCTCTATAATCTTGCCATTTAGTATCATTAGCAAACATTGCACTACCTACTAAATCTATAAAGAATCTATTACCATCACGCATTGCGAGAGTTACTGGGTCAGAAAATGTAGCTCCTCCTTGGTCAATAACCCAATTCCATGAAACTAAATATTCTTTATTTTGTTTGGCTACATAAAAGGGGGCTACAAATTCAAAACCAGTTCCTTCTCCACCCATCATCATAGCGTCTATTAAACGTACAGCAGTTTGTCTAGCCTGAAATGTTGCTCCCATATCTACATTAGCACCAAATCCATCCTTTCCTTCCTTTACACCCTCCATTTCTAATTGACCTGCTACTATATTCATTCTTTGTGCTATATCTCTAGTTTCAAATCCTAATTCTTCAAATGCATTATTAATCATATCTGCTTGTAGTTGATTGAAATCTGTAATAATTTTTACAGCAGTTTTAACATCTGGAACTGTGGTTTTAAATCCTTCCGCTGCAAAAGCGGCTGAATATCCTCCTTTTTTGTAAAGACTAGCAGCAGTAACTTCAACACCTACTGATGAATTTTGTTCTAATTGTACTAATTTCTTTAAATCTCTACCAGCTGCATTATCTAATGACCTTAAAGTATAAACCAAATCACCTTCAGCTCCTTGTGTTGATATATCAACATTCTGACGATTACCTTTTGAAAATGTTCTAGCATATTCTTTAGGTAAAGCACCTACCTTACTACCCTTTAAGAACTGTTGGTTTTTGTTTAAATCTCGTTCACCCCATTTTCTCATTAATTCTGGATTATCTATACCTATCCTAGCTGCTTCTCCGTCCTCTGTTAATTTATTACATAAAATACCTATACCCAATTCTTCTGGAGATTCACCACCGTAATTTACTCCTTCAGTTACAGGATTTTTATTTATTGTGGGGTCTGATTCAGCATCTGCATAAATTTCAGAGATATCATCAAGTATAGATTCTTGGAAGGCTTTAGATGCTTGCGCTAAGAATCCTCTACTAGGTAACCATGCAGGATTACTACCAAATGTTTTACCTGTACCTCCTACTAATTTACTTAGAGGGGCTTTAAATGGTAATTCTCTCCATAAATCTTTAGGACCATCTGAGGTAGGATAATCCAACATACTTTCTGGTTGAGTTAAATTTCTATCATTAACAGAGAGTTTTTCGAGTAACTCATGTAAATTATCAAATTTATCTAAGCCACCAAAAGTTTCAGCAGATTCTCTCCAGTTATTAGGTTTAATAACACCTCCTTTTGAACCAGTTCCTGCTACAGTCATCTTACCTATTGTTTTACTCATAGCATCCCAAGTTCTGCTTGCCCTAAAAGCAAACGGTTGTTTAGCACCAGCCTGAGGATGTAAACTACGCAAGTTAACTAACCATGAAGCAACATTACCTCCATATAACCAATGAACATAAGGTAATAATACATCTGTAACATAACCTTCTCGCCCTTCTCCTGCGTTAACAGAACTATCTTTCTTTAAAAAATCAAAAGCTTCAGTTCCACCTATAGAAGGACCCCATTCTAAATAACTATCATCACCTTCGGAAAATACAGATGTACCGGGATTCTCAGAGAAAATATAATCTGATGCCTTATTAAACTGTTCAATTTTACTTTGTGCCATAAAGGGTACATATCCCATCATCACCTGTCTATAAACATTCTGTCCTTGACCACGTTGAAACTTATTAGGTAATGTCCACTTAGCCATGCTTATCTAAAATTCTCGAAACTAACACCCATCGTAGCAGTAGCTCCCCATAGTTCTAAATCAGCATTATAAGCTACATCAGAAAAACCATTATAATTTCTTTCTATAATTTGTACCTTAGTAGCATCAAAAGATAAATCCATGAGACTATTTGCCACATTGAGCATAGCCCAATTTAATAACCTCCTTTGTTTATATACTTCTGTAGAACTACCACCATCGGGGGTGATACTCTTAGAAGAAGTTTTATCTACTATAACGTGAAATCTAAACGCAAGGCCATATATCTCTCCTGTTTTATCACTACCACCAAATGTAGCGTTCTGTCCATAAAACTGAGTATCTGAACCATTAGCAAGTTGTTCTACTATAATACATGGATAAGAAACATCTATAGCTTCTGGATATTGTCCATATACAGTAAAACCAGAAAAGTCTGTTCTAAGCTGGTCTATAATAGCGCGTTCTATAGTATTAATAAAATCAGCCATATGCCCTCCTTAGTGAATCTCTCCTACCTTTAGTTCTTACACAATTAAATATAATATAGCCGTCAGTCATGTCTTTTAAAGAATGAACATGCCATGATATAGACTTATAATATTCTATACCTCTAATCATAACAGTATTACCCTTAGTTCCATCTACACTGAGTTCAAATCTTTCAAAAGGGTTTTCTTCGTTCCAAGCAGAACCACTAGCCATAGTTAGTGCTGTTCTAGTACCAGCCTTATATATACTAGTACCATCATCTATACTTCCACTCCCAAATGGAACATCTACTGTTAACCAGCTACCTGTAGGTATAGTTAAAGTACTTCCTGTAGTATAGGTAAGTTTATCATTAGCAGTAGTACCGCTCTGATAAGAACTAAAATTCATAAGCGCTATATTGCTTGCTCCACTACCCTTTATTTGGAAGCGTAATCTATCTGCTTCTAGAACATTCTGAGCACTAGCACTATAGTAAAATGTGCCATTCGTATCATCACCGAATGTAGCTGTAATAGTTTGCCCATCAGAGGTAAACTCCATATCAGCTGTGCCTGATGCCCATCCAGTTGTGCCAGACGTAGGAACGCTATATATAGTTCTATTGTTAACTATTAATCTATCCCAACCTTCTATCTCATTAAAATCAGTATTATTATCTTGGTCGAAATTAGGCATATTCTTTATAGTTTCTAAATTAGGAGTATAAACTCTAGCAGCTCCTATAATATTACCACCTGCTTTTTCAATTTGATAATCCGCAGTAACAGCAGGTCTAATAATAGCTGGTAAGTTGGGCATTAACATCTCACTACCACTAACTACGCCTGTTGAAACTCCATAATTATCTTTACCATAAATGGGTGGTCTATGATAAGTGACATATTGAGCCTGTTCTGTTCTATATCTTAAAGCACGAAAGACTCTGTTCATATTCAAAGCGCCCGGACGGACACCTTGTGAACCTATAAGGCCGGGCATTAATACCTCCTAGTTCCATTAGGTACGGGATACATATTCTTAGTTGAATCAACACCTTTAACGTTTTTCATCCAGTTGACATTACCAGTCCATGGGTTAGCGTTGTAAGTGCTTCTTTTAATGCTTAGTCCAAGTTTCATTATTAGTTGTTGTTCAGCTAATTCTTTAAAATGAACATAAGCTTCGCTCTCATAATAGACAGCTAAATCTCCTACTTGTATACGCTCTATCCCTATACCATTCTGAGCCATACAAGCCAGATAACAAGTATAATACATTACTGCATTATCATAAGTATTATTAGAATTAAGTGAAAAAGTTGTACCTGTATTTTCGTTAAACCATTCTGCTGCAATATTAGCTAGAATGTCTATAGTATCGTTGTCTAATTCTTCCTGTTCGATACCGGCCAACAGGCGAACTCTGTTACGGAAAGTTGCGTTCCAAGATATGCTTACTGCCATTATATTACTCCCATCATCATAGCTCCGCTACCTGTAGCGGCTGTTACGACGATACCTACCCACCATCTCATTTGAGCTTTTATATCATTTTCCCATTGTTCATGGTGATGTAAGTGGTTAGTGAAGAGAGTTTCAAACTTCTCCATACGATTGAATACCGTTTTTACGCGTTCATCCATTCGGACTAGAAGTTCGTCGCGCTCCTGCACCTTCATATATAATTTACTCCCGTTCTCATATTTAAAGCTTTCCTCATAATTGTATCCATACTGGCCAAAAGTAATTTGTTGATGAAATAGTAGCGTAGGCATAACCATTTCCTGCGAAACCATTACCTCCCATATCGAATGGGTCGAGTGGTGCACCTGAACCTGCTGCTATTACTGGTCCTACACCGGGCACTTCGTATGCACCACCACCAGAACCTCCGTGTGATATTGAACTTCCACCACCACCACCACCACTAGCTCCTTGTGGACCTGATGGACCTTGTGGACCTGCTGAACCTACTGAACCGTGTGCACCTTGTGGACCTGTAGAACCTGTAGAACCTGTAGCCCCTTGTGCTCCTGTAGAACCTGAGGAACCTGTAGAACCTTGTGCTCCTGTAGAACCTGTAGAACCTGTAGCACCTTGAGCACCTGTTGAACCTGTAGAACCTGTAGCACCTTGAGCACCAGTTGAACCAGTTGAACCAGTAGAACCTTGGGCTCCTGTGTTACCATTATTACCCATCCTTCCTTGAACACCTTGTCCTCCTTGTGGACCTTCAGGACCGGGCTCATTACCGGGACCTTGTACACCTTGTCCTCCTTGAGGACCTGTTGCACCTATATTACCACGTGGACCTTGCGCTCCTGTAGAACCTGTTCCTCCTGTAGCACCTTGTGCTCCTGTAGAACCTGTAGAACCTGTTGCACCTTGAGCACCAGTTGAACCATTAGAACCTGCTGGACCTTGAACTCCTTGACCACCTTGAGTTGCACTACCTGTACCACCTTCTGGTCCCTGAGCTCCTGTAGAACCTTGAGGACCTGTGTTACCTGTAGTTCCTGTAGCACCCTGTGCTCCTGTAGAACCTGTATTACCTGTAGCACCTGTAGCACCTTGAGCACCAGTAGAACCATTAGAACCTGCTGCACCTTGTGCACCAGTAGAACCAGCAGCACCCTGCGCACCTGTTGAACCAGCAGCTCCTTGAGAACCAGTAGCACCGGCAGCTCCTTGAGAACCAGTAGCACCAGCAGCTCCTTGTGCACCTGTTGAACCAGCAGCACCTTGAGCACCTGTTGCACCCGCAGCTCCTTGAGAACCAGTAGCACCAGCAGCACCCTGTGCACCTGTTGCACCAGCAGCTCCTTGAGAACCAGTAGCACCAGCAGCTCCTTGAGAACCAGTAGCACCAGCCGCACCCTGTGCACCTGTTGCACCAGCAGCTCCTTGTGCACCTGTTGAACCAGCAGCTCCTTGTGCACCTGTTGAACCATTAGTACCTGCTGGACCTTGTGGACCTTGAGTTGCACTACCTGTACCACCTTCTGGTCCCTGAGCTCCTGTAGAACCTTGAGGACCTGTTCCTCCTGTAGCACCTTGTGCTCCTGTTCCTCCTGTTCCTCCTGTTGCTCCTGTAGAACCTTGAGCACCTGTTCCTCCAGTTGGACCTTGAACTCCCTGTCCCCCTTGAACTCCTTTGTCACCTGTTCTATTAAATTCTAAAACAATTCTTTCACCATTACTAAATGGTGGATTACCTGAACCAACTAATGGAGTAACATCAATTTTGAAATATCCTGATGCTTCAGAAACTCCTGTTACTTGCATTGATGCATAAGATGTATCACTACCATCAGCAGACTGTATGATTATAACACCTTCGACTGAACTAGAAGAATCATCCCATGTACGCATCCATGCTTGTTGGTCATTACCGTCTTCATCGGTATCATCTATAAATATTTTTGAAACACTACTGAAAGTGCCATGATTAAACCTAATATCCCCTGAACCGGGGTCTGAATCACTTGTGGAAGTATCGAATGTCCATGGGGTTCCTCCACGATACCCTGTAGCACCTGTAGAACCTTGCGCTCCTGTTGCACCTGTAGCACCTTGAGCACCTGTTGAACCAGTTGAACCTTGAGCTCCAGTAGCTCCAGTGGAACCTTGAGCTCCTGTAGCACCAGTTCCTCCCTGCGCACCTGTTGCACCTGTTGCACCTTGAGAACCAGTAGTTCCTTGCGCGCCTGTAGCTCCAGTTGAACCTTGAGCTCCTGTAGCACCTGTTGCACCTTGAGAACCAGTTGTTCCCGTTCCTCCTTGAGCTCCAGTAGAACCTTGAACTCCATCTGGTCCCGGGTCGCCCGGTGGACCCATATCACCCTGTGCACCAGCAACTCCTTGACCACCATCAGAACCTTTCGGACCTTGTGGACCTTGTGGACCGGGAATAACACTATCTGCTCCTGTAGGACCTTGTGGACCTTGTGAACCTAATCCACCTCCACCACCAGTAGCACCTGTATTACCTTGTCCTCCTTGTGTTCCTTGTCCACCTTGTGAACCCGTTGCACCTTGTGCACCTGTAGAACCTTGTGCTCCTGTAGAACCTTGTGCTCCTGTAGCTCCTGTAGCACCTTGTGCTCCTGTAGCACCTTGAGCACCAGTTGCTCCAGTTGAACCTTGAGCCCCAGTTGCACCGGTTGCACCTTGAGAACCAGTAGTTCCTTGTCCTCCCTGAACTCCTTGTCCTCCTTGTGTTCCTTGACCACCTTGAGCACCAGTAGCACCAGTTGCTCCCTGTGCACCTGTTGCACCTTGAGAACCTGTAGCTCCAGTTGAACCTTGCGCTCCCGTAGCACCAGTTGCTCCCTGTGCACCTGTTGCACCTTGAGAACCTGTTGCACCTGTTGCACCTTGTACTCCAGTTTCACCAGTTGTTCCTTGACCACCTTGAACTCCTTGTCCTCCTTGTGTTCCTTGACCACCTTGTGTTCCTTGTCCTCCTTGAACACCTTGTCCTCCCTGAACACCTTGTCCACCTTGAACACCTTGTCCTCCTTGAACTCCTTGACCACCTTGTGCACCTGTAGTTCCAGTACCTCCTTGAGCACCAGTTCCTCCCTGCGCACCTGTAGTTCCTTGTGTTGCACTACCTGTATCTCCATCGTTACCTTGAACACCCTGTCCACCTTGGACACCTTTATCTCCTGTACGATGGAATGCTAATATAATATTTTCACTGTTCGCAAAAGGTGGATTAGCTGAACCCACAACTGGTGCGACAGTTAATTTGAAATAACCTGTCTCTTCTGAAACAGCTGTTACTTGTAAAGAAGCATATGAAGTGTCATCTCCATTTGCTGATTGTAATATAATTGTACCTTCAACAGTTGATGTACTATCATCCCATGTTCGATACCATGCTTGTTGGTCGTTACCATCTGCATCTGCATCATCTATATATAATTCATCGACACTTGAAAATGTAGCATGATTAAGTGCAAGTTTACCTGCACCGGGGTCTGAATCAGATGTAGCTGTACTAAAGATATATTCTGTTCCACCTCTTATACCATCTGTTCCTTGTCCTCCTTGAACCCCTTGAACCCCTTGACCTCCTTGAACTCCCTGTCCTCCTTGTGGACCTTGAGCACCAATAGCTCCTTGTGCTCCTGTAGTTCCTTGACCACCTGTTGTTCCTTGAGCACCAATAGCTCCTTGTGCACCTGTTGCACCTGTAGAACCTTGCGCTCCTGTAGCTCCAGTTGCTCCTTGAGCACCTGTAGTTCCCTGACCACCTTGGACTCCTTGTCCTCCCTGAACACCTTGTCCACCTTGTGTTCCTTGTCCTCCCTGAACTCCTTGACCACCTTGAACTCCTTGACCACCTTGAACTCCCTGTCCTCCTTGAACACCTTGACCACCTTGAGCACCAGTAGCACCAGTTCCTCCTTGCGCACCTGTTGCACCAGTTGAACCTTGAGCACCAGTTTCACCAGTTGAACCTTGAGGTCCAAGCGCTCCTTGAGAACCTGTTGAACCTTGTACTCCAGTATCACCAGTTGTTCCTTGAACACCTTGACCACCTGTTGTTCCTTGAACTCCCTGTCCTCCTTGAACACCTTGACCACCTGTTGCACCTTGTGCACCTGTTGAACCTTGAGCACCAGTGGAACCCTGCGCTCCACCTGTATTTGCTACCCAAGCTGTACTTCCATCAGTAGCTCCTGTAATAATATAACCATTAGCACCGGGCGCAGCTGTAGGTAATGTAAATGCACCTGCAATAGTTAATGAACCATCCTGTGCTAATTTTAATTTTTCTTGATATGTTGTTGCGTCACTAGCAAAGTCCCATACTATGGATTGAGGAGCAGAAGCTACTCCTGCTGCTCCTGAAGCAGCCATTCTCCATCCTACAGGGTCTCCTGCTGGATTAGCTATAGATGTAGGACCATACTTAGTAAAATATATAGTTGGATATCCAGCATTCTCACCACCAGCTCCATCTGTAGCATCTTGTTTTAATTCAATGTTAGGGAAATATTTATAAGAAGACCCACCAGATGACATACCTGAATCTTGTATTTTCATTCTGGTAGCGCCAAGATTAGGGTCGATAGTATATTGAGTTCGAGCCCCTGTTTCAATATACATATTTCCAGAAACTGTGTGGGTATAAAGTTTAGCAAAAGAAGCTGTCCAATTAGAACCACCACCTGCGATAGTTCCTGTTAATAACATGTTAGTTCCTAATGCACCAGCACTTGTATAATAATTAGCATCACTATTAGCTGCCCATGATAATTGAGCAGGATTGTTACCATCAGTTACTAAAGCATATCCTGAAGTTCCTTCATCATCAGGCATAATTAATTCAAAATTAGTACCAATCGCAGCTGCGGCAGAAAGCTTCATAGTGTTACTTCCATTACTTGTATCTTCTACAAATGTAATATAACCAGCTGCTGCGGTGTTACCACCCATTACTGAGCCAGTCGTAAATGTAACTTCGGGACCAAATGTAGTTAATGCATCACTCTTCCAAGTTCCTGCTGATGAAGTTCCATCAGTCAAACTACCTGTAATTTTTGCATCTGTTGTGCCCCATGTAGCTTCGTCAGTATAATAATTAGAGCCCGCAAAAGCTGCCCAACCTAGCCCCCCATCGGCAGTATTATCTATAATTAGAGCTTGCCCATTAGAGCCTGATGCTACTCTAATATTTCTACCATATTGATTAACAGTGAGAAGGTCTCCTTTAGTTGAGAGAGTACCACCTACGCCTCCATCTATAAAGGCTTTTGTAGTCCCATAAGTATTAGTACTTGTTAGAAGTTGTTTCACATTTTTTGCCATGACATTCTCTCTTGCGGGTTATAAATAAAAGTGGAGGATTTAGGGTATCCTCCGAACCCTTGTAAAAACAATTAGTTCAATCTAAGCGTTAATACAGATTGCACCGACTGATGGTCTTACAACCTTCAATCCGTATCTCATTGACATGTAAGAACCGACAATTCCAAATCCGGGATTTGCCTCTTCTACGGTCAATG